CAGAAATCTATTTTGAAATACTTTATTTTTTAATTTTTTGTAGTCATTTAAAACCTCTGAAGGAATCAAACCCTCTAGCTTATAACTTACCTAGGATATAAGTAGCTACGCAATCATGCAAGGTCCAGTCGCTACTGCCGACCATTTGTAAGTTAATGAGTGATATATGAATGCTAAGCCTGCTGCCTACCCCATTCTGGGACACAAACACTCAAAGGAGAGTGGGGGATTTGAACCCACGGACCGCACATAGTCGACCACCCGTCTAGCAAACGGGCGCATTAAACCTGACTCTGCCAACTCTCCATATTAAGGGAAGGCTTACTGCCTTACCCTTATTTCTTGATACTACCATTTTAACAGATTTTCAGAACTGTGCTAACAAGCATCATCTTTTTCAGTACAGTTTTGTAAAGTTCAATTAAGTTCATTTTTTTCCAAAACATCATTTAGCTCCGAAATAGCAACATTCCTCCAAGTATAAAAAGTTGTTCTACTTATTCTCATCTTGTCACAGATATCGTCTACATACATCTTAGTGATGTAAGTCATTCTAAGGACAGACCTGCTTTTTGGATTTTTAAGCCTATTGATCATCCTACCTAGTTCAAGTTTTCTGTTAATAACTTCCTTGGCATCCTGTTCTATAGCCTCTTTCATCACAACAAGCTGGGTATAGACGTCATCAACTTTTCTAGCTTGACCGCCTTGGACTTTAACGTCAGACCACTTCGGACTTGAGAGCAAACCAGCCTCAAGTTCTTTGATTTCATCTATACGGCTTTGAATATCCATATCAAGGTCTTGTAATTCTTTCAATAGCTCTTTAGCCTTGTTCACTCTCTATCTCCTTTTGTGATATAATAATCTTATTGAGAATTTAGCTGAGACAGAGAGTGTCTTGGCTTTTTTATTTTACAAAAGGCTCACCACAATCCACATTAGAGCCCAAAGAACGAGATACCAGTAAATAACTTTTCCCAGGACCTCCAACCAAGATTTTTCTTTATTGTCTCTCGGAATTCCAGCAATCGCAGTAAAGAGCAAATCAATTCCGACAGCCTGATAGAATGTTATTCTTTGAATTTCAAATGTTACTGCAATGATGTTATTCCAGCCGTACTGAATGACTACTCCTGCAAGCCATAGACTGATAAATAAGGCTAGTATCATACCTAAGCAACCGCCTAACACTTGTGGTAAGGAGTCTTTATTTTCGTTTTTCATCTATTACCTCCAAAATATCTTTATTTTGATAGATATTGCCGATTACGGCACTTTCTTTTAGCGTTTCTGGTTCAAATGGGCTTATTCTGTCTGGATCAGCAACGTTAATACACTCGACATAAAATCCTAGGCCGTCATGCAATATACCAAGTAGATGACCGTTGTTCTTGGATGTTTCAAGATATTTATAACTTCCAAATTTTACAATCATTTTTATACCTTGTATTTCAAGTACATCCCCCTCGAAAATCTCGACACTGTTTCGGTCTCTGAGGTCTGTTGATTGCATGATGACTAGATCGTCAACGAAAACATAATCTGGACTAACAAAGACAGAGGATTGGTCAACTACTACAACCTGTCCGCTTTCTGTTATTGCGAAAGTATCTTTAAACATCTCTTTATTTGTGGTATCCCACGCTCTAAATTTTTGTTTCATAATCTCACCTCGTCTCCAATCCTTAAAGATTCATAGTTTGTTTGCGTGACTACGAAAATGCCATAATTTTTAATAGTGATTGTGTGCATGTCGCCAATTTTCTCCTTGTGAACAACCTTGCCTTTGATTTCTGCGCCTTGATTATCAGCTTTATAGACGATAATTAGGCACTTTTCTTCTAATTTCTTAATCTGGATACTCTGCCAGACATTCAATCCAGTATACAATAATATCCAGATCGCGATAAATCGTTTCATTTTACCTCCTATATTTTAGATTTCCTTTTGCCGATTAGTTCAACTAAACTTCCTACAAGGAATACCACCCCTCCAAAAAGGAAAGAATGTACTAACAAAACTGGTATTAAATAAGGTTTGATTGGGAAAATTGAAAATACCCATGTAAAATACCATTCAATAAGCCCACAAATAGTAAGGAAAACGACTGCAACTGTTGATAATATTAATGTTACTGCTCCGATACCTTTTATAAAGTCACTCATCTTTCACCTCATTTCTTCCACCTCTACCTCTATCCGTGGATTTAGACTGTAGAACTTGCCTACATCATGTAGCGCTATCTGACCGTCGTCCTGGAATACGATCCCTGACATGCTGTCATATAGTGCTTTTTCGTAGTTGTCAATGTCAGGCTTTTTGCCTACAGGGATAATCTCATCAAGGAGGGCCTGTTGGTTCTTCTTGATCTTGGAAATATACTGAGGAGGCTTGATGTAAAATCTAAGCTTTGCCCTCAGTGCCCCCTCAAGAATGGGCTGACCCATGTATTGATTAGCAATCAGTAACTGGCAGTTATTGCGCCAGGATTTCATATCCTTGTCTTCGTAAGTCGTGGTGAAATTCCCACGCCTCGCAAACCGTGGCCGTGATTGGGGCTTGGGCTCAATGTTCAGGGTTAATTTCATCCTAACTAAGCTCCCCTCTCAATCCACAGAGATCAAAAAGATTTTGTTTGTTAGCCTCAATATATTCAAAGAATATTTGTAACTCAGCTAGTTTTCTTTTTTCTTTCTTCACTCCTAAACTAGTATGGTATTCTATGTCCTCCTCAGGTTTAGCCTTAATATCTAGCCAGTAAAGAGGTTCAAAAACGTCCCCATTTTCATCTAAAGACGGCTCTGCGTCCTGGTTTCTAAAAACCATCTTCATATCATAGCCAATCATATTCTCAATTTTGATTTCTTTATTTTCAATCTCGATTACGATTGATGTTTTTGGGACATTGATTTTAGTTATCATGTTGTTTCTCCTGTAAAAACTCATTGTAAACCTTAGTAAAAATCTCTATTACTAGGTTTTGTGGAATGTTTGACCGTTCGTTGTATGACTTAGAAAAATTTCCCCACTCAATTTCTTGCTTGATAATGTCATTTTTAAGACCTAAATCAAGATTACTAGCAAACTTTGTAGGTTTCTGCAAAGGGTAGTCATAATTGTTGTAGCGTGTGAGGTTGAGATGTGGGAGCTTGAAATCCATGACATCCTCAATATATTTCCACAAGCGCCCACTTGCTGGGTTCTCTATGATGAAATATTTAGGGTTATACCGCTTGATGATCTCAATGGTATTGAAAACGCAAAGCTCCCCGTTTACCCTTTTCATAAATTGACGGTCATACTGATAATTTATATAGGCTTTCTTGTAGTCAGAGGCGTTCCTGATCGTAAACATGCTAGGCTCCCTTTGTGGAGCAAAGAGGCTATCTGAGAGGTCTTCTTGTTTCCAGCAAGCGTTACCCTCACACATAGCACTAGCATTACTCCAGCTTTCACATGGTGGGCTAGCTATAATCAAATCAGGCTTTGGCAACTTGTCAAGTTTGTCAAAAAGTGTGTTGTCTCCAAACAAGCGCCCATAGTCAGCAAGGTTCAAATTTATAAAATGATCATTCTTGTTTTCTATATCTATTCCGATTGGATAGATGTCAATGTTCGCCCCCCCCGAACTATTCAGAGCTTTAACGCCTTTTGTATAGCTACCATTCCCACTATCAAACAATGCCCAAACAGTCATTTTAATTGTCAACACTTTCCTCCTCAAACTTTACAAATGTTAGCCAGTGAGTGGTGCCTCTTTGTTGACCAAATAAGGGCTTGAATGGTATCACCTCTAGTAATTTCTTTACATTTATCTGACAATCAGACCATTTAAAGACTAGTGTGCCTCCAATTTTTAGGACTCTCATACATTCTTCAAACCCCTTGGCCAAATCTTCCGACCAGGTAACTTTATCCAGCTGTCCATACTGAGCTTTCATTATCGAATTAGGTCCAGCCCATTTTAGATGTGGTGGATCAAACACAACTAGATTAAATGTGTTGTCTTCAAAAGGCATGTCACGAAAATCACCGATAACATCAGGGTCTACGTTGACCTTTTTGCCATGTATCTCAAATGTTTCTTGCCTAATATCCATAAAAATTGTGTGACTTTCGTTTTTATCAAACCAAAACATACGACTGCCACAGCAAGCGTCAAGGATTTTAATTTTTGACATCGATACCTCCTAAAACGGTAAACCGTCAGCTGGGAGGTCAAATGGGTTAGGATCGGCAAAAGGTGAGTTGTTTCCATTTTGGAAACTGTTGCCTTGCCCTTGAGACTGCTGACTGTTGCGACTTTCTATCAGAGCGACGCTCTCAGCGACTACTTCGGTCACATATCGACGCTGACCGTCTTTCTCGTAACTCCTGACTTGTATGCGTCCAATGATCCCGATAAGTGAGCCCTTGCTGCAATACTGAGCAATGATGTCCGCTGTACCTCTCCACGCTTGGAAATTTATAAAATCAGCCTCACGGTCTCCATTTTCATTTTTGAAATTGCGATTGACTGCAAGTGTGCCCTGTAAGATAGATACATTGTTAGGCGTTTTTCGTAGGTCAGGAGGCGCTACAAGCCTCCCAACCAATGTGACGTTATTGATCATCCGTTTTGTCCTCTCTAGCGCTACGCTCTCCCAAGAGATAGCCTAAAAACATCCATAGGATAGCCATTCCAATCTCTTTGATAAAATCATTCATTATTTCTCTCCTTTGCATTCATAACATACATTTTGACCTACATCTTTTGCCTTGATTATTGATAAGCTACCACATTTCTCACAGCTGATTATTAAACCTAAACCATTTGAATTGATACTGCTTATATTGTTCTCTGAGGGAACTTTGTAAATAATCAATGCGGATGTGTGCCAATATTCAGCACTGACTCCACTGTCAGCGACAGCAGACACATTTGATTGAAATTTGATGTCAATCAACTTAATGCCTGGATTTTCGGCAAGCCAGCTATTTATTTGATCGTCAATCGCCTCGTCAGATGGGTAGTCGGATGATAAAAATACTGTTTTAATCATATTCCTCTCCTGGATTGTGCCACCAGACAATCAGATCATCCTGATTGTCTCTGATGTACTGCTCAAATATTTCAAAGTGGTCAATAGCATGTTTTAAGCGTTGCATACCCTCTCCAGCTTTTGAGCAAAAGCCACAAACTTTAAAGACAGGCTCAATCATGTCAATAATTTCTACGACTTGGCCGTCAAGGTTCCAGACACTATCCTCTCCCACCTTAAAATCTAGGATAAACTCATCCCCTAGATCGTGGATAACTTGCAATCTCTTGCCGTCCGAGTAGATGGCTACGCTGTCAGATATTTCTCTAATTTCCATACTTACCACCCACATTGCTCATTGAGTTCAGCCTGAGTCAGTGGCTCAATACGTTGATAACCGCTGACTTGATAGTTCTTTTTAAAATCAAATCCAAGTTGACTTAGACCAGCCTTGAAACGGTCTTTTTCGGCTGTGTCTACAAAATACACTTCCAAAGTCATTTTTTGGGTATATCGTTTTAGGTCG